GCTGATTGCCTGTCGTAGCTGGTTGATTGTTGCACCGGTTACGTCTTTCAGGTCTGCGCCTAGGTATGCATAGTCTGGAAGTTGGCTGTTATATTTGCTGTATCCGTTTACGCTTGCATGTCCTGTTTCTTCTTGCGAGATTGACGGCCCTATCAGTTCGTTTACTGATGCTTGATTTAGGTAGATTGTTTGATTTCCTCCATCTGTTCCCAGCGTTTCTAGTTTTTTATTTTTGTACATTGCTATTGGTGCGTTTCCTGCCATTGGAAGTGTTACTTCTGGCCCTCTCTGTGGATACGGCAGACAGCTCGTGAAGTAGTCGTGAAACTTATTTACAGGCAATAGACTACTACCTGTGCACGCGTACCTCAGGTCTTGCTCCATGGTTCCGTTTTGATTTTCTATTGGTATATATTGTTCGTCACTGTCATTTGTTTTTAATGTTGCCGCATTATCTACATTTTCATCTCTGAAAAATTCATTCCAGATTTTAACGTATGCTCTGACAGGAAGTGCGTTGACACTGAATGGTTTTTTTATCTTTGTAGGTACACCCATGTAGTCCAGAATGCTTTTTTCTTCTGGCATCCCTAATGCTTCGTTTCCGATAATTTTGATTTTCGGTACTTTGTAAGTTTTTTCCGGCATCCATGGTGTTTCCTCTACTTCGCCCATAAAGTGTTTGAAGTTGTCCCACAAAATGCGGTTTGGACAGAAGAAATAATAGAAATCAATGAAACTGTCATCCATTACTGGATATTTTGGTGTTGTCATTCGAATGATCGCTGATGTGTCCACGCTGAAAGTATCACCCGGCAGGACTTCATCCACGTAAAAAGGAATCAATTTTCCCGCGTCAAATGAGGTTAGAATCGTCTGATCTCGATTGAATCGCGTTCGGCTTGCTTTCATCTGCGGAATTTTGTTAAAATGCCGTTCGTTATTCCTGTTCATTCTTTATGTCTCCTTCCTTCGGCGCTTCCTTTGGCGTTTCTTCCTGCATTTTCTGCAGTGCCAGTGCGTTTGCCTGCGCTGTTGCAATCATTCGGTGATATTCGTGAATGTTCTGCGGCCATTCAGTAATATCTACCTCTGTTCCGTCCAATGCTCCTTGTGAAAGGCTCTGCATAAACTGCGGGTCAAAGCTTGCTTTTCGGACAATGTTTTTAATGTCGCATTCGTCTGCATAGCTTTCAATTTCTGCCTGAATGTCGATGCTTTCGGTTTCCTGCAGGTATTCTTCACCGTCTTTGTTTTTTGCCCAAACGTATTGCTTGCGCTCTTTTTCGCCGGATTCAGAAAAGAAGGGCTCTCGCCCTTCTTCATATCGTTTATTCATGCGGCTTGCCCTCCCAGACCTTTTCTTTGTCGTTGTTGAACTCTCCGGTTTCATCGTTGAATGCCGCCAAGCGGTAGCCGGTGTAGTCGTTCGGACTCTGGCCAATGAAGGTGCTTTTATCTTTTTCCATGATGTTGCACATTCGCTGGAAAGTGTTGTCGTTTTTGTTTTCACCGACCCATGCGTAGCACTTTGCCACGTTATCCCAGATACCATAGTACAGATGTTCCATTGTTTTTCTCCTTTCTTTTACAGCCGGATTCCGCCACGCATTGGCTTCTGGCTCAGGTTGATGCTTTTCGTTTTTCGCGCGGTCACGTTAAAAATTCTCTTGTCTTTCGCTCCGCGCATTACTTTACGATGTCGTGCCATTATAGAACCCTCTCCTTGTCAGCTCCAGCTCGATAGCGTTGGCAAAGCTTTTGCATTGCCAGATTTCATCAACCATTTTTTTTGCGGTCTCAATGTCGCTGATTTTTCGCAGGAGCTTGTAATCGTTCTCGATTTCTGTGTATTTCCTTTTCAGAAGTTCAGTCAGATTCTTTTCGGTCTGGTCTCTGACGTTCCATGATTTTGCCATCATTTTTGATTACTCCTTTTCGTCCGGCTGGTCCGGCTGGTCGTGCAGAGCATGATAAATCTCGTCCAGCTTTTCCAGAATCCGCATCATGATTTCGATAGCCTTCTTGACGTCTTTAATACTGATAAGAGCCATTTGTTTATACCCCCTTTCTGTATGCTTTTGTGCGTGTGTCGATGTGTACCCATGTGCTGTATACGATGATGCCGCATCCAGACGGAATGATTTTTTCCAGTTTGTTGGCAATTTGTTTTGCTGTCATGTCATCAATCCGAATGTCTGCAGCCATCCCCCGCATGTGATATGAGTATTTTGCACCGCTTACCGCTTTATTCCTCGTCGGTGTCCGATATCCACTATTTATGTATACCGGTTTTCCAACTTGGTTTCTGAGAATGTCTAAAATTTCTACTAGATAACTGTCGATGAAAACCACTTGCGAACCGTCTTTACACGCAAATTCTTTTACTTTGAAGTGCTTTCCAACATTTTTATTTGCGTCTGTGTCCATTATATAGCACTTAATCATCTTGTCAATCCTCTTTGATGCGTTTCACTTCTGTAATTTCCCATTCATTAAACACCTTCCTTTCTTCCTGACTCTATTATATCATTTGTCAATACCTTTTTCAGCGTTTTTGCTTCTTTGTAATAATTTGTAACTTTTTCTTGACATTATAGGCCGTGCGTCCGGTCGTGGCGACCGGCGAATAGAGCACGGCGTAACTTTTCCGTTCGAACCCGGACGGCCTTTATTTGTTTTCAACATTTTCCACATAGTTTTCAACATTTTAACATTGTTAAATTTTAGCACATCAGATTGTTTCAACAATTTAACAAGTTTTCAACATTTCTTTTAACATTTGTTTTTGCCATTTTTTAACGCTCTGACGTTTAAATTTATTTGTTTTCAACTTTTCCACTTACTCTACTACTACGGCTACAACAAGTTAATATAATAATACGCGTGCGCGTGTGCGCGCGTCTACGCGTGCGCGTGTGCGCGCGAATAAGCCCAGTACCTTACTTGATAGGTACTGGGCTAGGTGACACCGAAAACTCTTAAAGTCCACCTTTTTTGAGTTTTACGGATTTTTTAATAACTCTTTCTTTGGTTTTAAGATTTGTTTCAAAGTCTGCATTTTCATACTTTAGCCGGTTTTCTGCAATTGCTGCGGCTTGTCTGTTTCTTTTGATTCTCCAAAGCCTTTCAGGATTTTCTGTTTCCATCATTTTTTCATAATAACGCGGAATTTGAGCCTTTTTCCCGTTTGTGCATTGGATGTATCCTTGTCTCCAAATTTCCTCTTTGTGCTCTTGATAGTAAGCGTCTCCTATTCCCGGTCTAAGTGACATACACGCAAATGGCTTTTGCTGTCCCAGTTCATAGTAAGCATTTGCTTTCTTGCCGTCAATTTCGTACATCTTTTTTGTTACGTATCCTGCAACATATCTATATGTCTCAGGTACAGCTTGTGCAATTTGGATTTGACCCATTCCCCACAGCTTGCACAGCCATTCACTTGTAAAGTATCCGTTGTGTTGGATTTTATACAGGTGTTTCAGGTCTGTTGGTTCCCATCCGTATAGAATCATGTGATAGTGTGGCCTTGCTGTCTGTTCTCCGTATTCTCCTGCACAGAAATAGCGCAATTTGCCCCTGTAAGCCTTTCTGAGACGTTTTAAAAATTTCTGAACGTCTGAATACATTAGCGTTTGTACGCTCTCTGGCGCTTTCTCTCCCGGCTTCCAGATGTATTGCACTTTGCGCATGATTTCACCGGTTTTTACTATCATGCCCGGTACGTGGTCATCATCGTAAGTCAGTGTAATGAACCAGACTTGTTCTTTTGGGTATTCTCGTGCTTCCAGCTCTATTCTTGTTGTCCAGTCCTCACGCTGTCTTATTCTACATCCGATGCATTGCCCGCATGGTATCAGCATGACTTTTGGATTGTACATCAGATCTTCATATCTAAGTTTTTTGCCCATTCTTTCAGAAAAGCGGGCAAGCGTATACACTTGCCCGCTGATTTCTTTGTTTTCTGGGCTGTATATCCGAATTAACGGTTTATAACAGCTCATTTTTTATTTGCTCCTTCCTGCTCCACCACCGGCTCTATTTCTATTGCCTGTGATGTTGTCGATTCCATGGCCGTTTCTTACGTTGTCCATGGCCTTGTTCATATTTCCTCTTAATTTTTCGCCTGTTTTTCTTCCTGCTCCTACGGCGTTGTTAATTGCGTTTCCTGCGTCTTTGCCGATGTTGGACAGTGTTTCTTGTAATCCTAATGGTGTCATGCCTGTGCTGCTCAGCATCTGATTCCAGCTTTGCGCTGCGTTGTACCAGTCGCTTTGTGACCAGCTTTCACTTTCGTATGCGTTTGGCACAAATCCGGATGCTCTACTTACTCCTAACGCACTTGAGGACGGTGCACCCATGCTTGCGCCTGAGATTGTTGCTGTGCTTCCACCGGGCGTACTTGCACCGCCGTTCTGGAATGCTAGAATCGGGTTTAGCCCTGCTTCTCTCATGTCTTTTACTGCTCTCTGATAGGCTGTATTTGACATTCTTTCTTGCCATTCGCGATTTGCAAGTGCTTCTGTGCTGTTAAAGTTCATTGCGGTCTGGTTTTCGATGTGGTTATAAACACCTTGCATGATCGCCCCCAGTGTGTTATAGCCCATTTGTTGCAGCATTGATTTCTGGTTGAATTGGCTTTGCTTCACTCCTTCGTTGTTCTGGTATCCGTATGCTCCTTGCAACCACTTTTCTACTTGGTCTACGTTTGTCCCGGAGCTGCTGCTGCTTTGGCTTTTTCCGCCGCGCTTTGTGTCAAGCCAAGTTCATATTCGTTCATTTTAATTCCTCCAACAGTTGTTCAAGCATCTTCTGTTTTTCCTCGGCCGCCGTCAACAGCCGCTGTGTTCGTTCGCTTGCGTCAGCGGCGCGCTGCAGCGGCGCGTTCGTTTCTGCCGCCTGCCGCCCCATCTGTTGGGCGGTCACAGCGATTGCGTTTGCATGGACAGCAATCTCTCCGGATACTGCAGCCAGATATTTAAATGCGTTCCTCCGCGTGACCGCCTCCATCTCACCGATAATCTGGTCAGCGCGTTCGACCGCGACCCATGCGCTGTCAAGCTGATAGTAGAGCCGCGTGTCGAGCATCAGAGAAAGCTGCTGCTCGTAGAGTTTCAGCCGATGCTGGTTCAGCGACGCCCGCCGCAGACCCATGCCTACATCCGTGCCGATTGCAATTACGAAGCGTCCGATGCCGACGAAATTGATCCGCAAAACCAAACTGGGGACAAACAGTGCAGGCTGTCCCTTCGATTCTGCTACCGCGCGAATTGCAGCATCTGTCAGATCGACAGCCATGAACGTCCCGGTTGCGATCGTCAGCATCCGCGTGACTGTGCGGTTGTTGGCCGGGATTAACGCTTTCCAGTCGAGTTCCGCCAGGGATTTCTTTTCCTTCATTTGCCGGATGAACTGCCGGATAAAATAACAGGCGCGCACAAGTACGGTATTAAGCAGCGCGGGCCATGCCTGCCGCTGGAGATTATGGCTGACAGCGCGTTCTGTCCGAACATCCAGCTTATTGCTTGCACCCTCAAACAAGCTGTTCAAAACGCCGAGATCGACCTGACTCTCTTTGGTTCCAATGCCGTTCATATAGGCACTGCGCAGCTTCCGGGAGAACTTTGCATCCTGCATACACGGAAGTGTGGACAACTCCTCCAGCGTTGATAAAAAGCCTCCCGGCAGTCCGGCGCCGCTGCGCTGGTTTTCCACGGCCTGTTTGGTTCCGGCCATATCGCTCAGCAGATGCCCCTGCCGGTTTTGGATAGTCTGTGCCGCACAGAAAAACCAGTTTATCACGCCTGAAAACAGCTTCCACGGCCCATCGTTTCCGACAAGCTGCCCGTAATCATTCACTGTGACCGGCACCTGCACCGCCGACTGCAGCGCGGCAGAATGATAAGTAGCCACGCCGGTAAACTGTACACAGATACAGCTTACCAGACCCCCGAACGTCGGGTGGTGGCAAAAATCCTCCAAATGGTGCGATGATGCAGAAATCCGCGCATTCGGCACGTCCCATCCGCCCGGACGCGGGAAGTTCGTATTCATGTATTGAAGCGCATCTTCGTATTTGCGCGACTTCCCGGTATATCCGTGCTCTTTTGCCAGCGTGACCAGATTATTTTTCAGATTCCACCCGCTGTCTCCGGGAAGCTTGTACTTCTTCTCCAGAAATTCGACTGCGTTGGAGAGCCGATTGGGGTCTTTTGCCGTTTCCCGAAGTCTTCCGGCTTGTGTATACTCGCAGAATTGCTTATATTCAGGATCCTTTTCTGCAAATTCCTGAATCATCATGTTGACGGACTTGTTGCTCCACGCCTTTGCCTCCCTAAAATCCCATTTTGCGCCGGGCAGCAGCGCATCCAGCATACCGGTAACGATGCCGCAGGAAACTGCCGCTGCGTAATCAATACCGTCTGCATGGTTGGTCAGCCGTTCGATCTCCGGCGTAAGCGCAGCGATCTGCGTCTGATAGGCTTGGTACTGCGCCTCAATATCAGCCGGCAGTGTACTTGGCGCAAGCACTTCAAATTCTGTTTGAAACGCTTCGCTTTCTTCTTTCAATTTCAGAATCTGCTCCATATCGTTTCTCCCTTCCCTGATGTTTTTGCGATTGGGGCTTTATTTCAACAGATGTCGAAGTCGGTGCTTCTCTCATCTGTTGGAATCATAAGAGA